GGTAATAATAGGTTCCTAACATATCTTAAACAGGACTTATCCAAACTATTTAGAAATCACCAAACGGATTGTCTTCAGTAAAGTCAATAATTGAGTCTGCTTCGGACTCAACGAGTATATTTTCATTGTATGTATCATACTCATCTTGATCAGATACTGACTTAACAATATACTGAGAATTAGATCCCAACAGACTCGTTCCAATACCAACAACTCTTTCTCCCTCTGCAAATCCACTTCCAGAAACATTAGTAACTTTAAGTATTCTGGCATCTCTATCCCAATCAGCAACAAATGCAGTTGATCCAGTTGAAACACCTTTAACCATTTCTTTAAACAAATAATCTCCCGTAGATAAACCTACTTGATCTGGAGGTTCGATTGTTATTGTTGGGGTTGCTGTATATCCAACACCTGCAAAAGAATATCTAATTGAAGCAAGTTCATTGTTAGTGTTAATTATTGCTATTGCCTTAGCTGTAGATCCAATTCCAATATTTGTATCTAAACCAACAGCATTGATAGAGACAGTTGGAATATTTGCATAACTTGCACCTTGATTGATAATAGTTGGTATTGCTATTGTTCCTTCGGCAATAATTGCTGTTGCAATACCACCATTTCCAAAAGCATTTTGACTTCTAATTGTGACTGTTGGTGTAACTGTATAACCAAAACCAGGATTTGTTATTTCAATACGGTCTATTGATTGTCCAGTTTGACCACTTCTACTTGTCATAATTGCAACAGCAGTCGCATTGATACCTTGACTTGGAGCACTCGTGATTCCAATCAATGGTGGAAGTGTGTATCCTGTTCCATCATTTATTAAATCAATCTTAGTAACTGCTTTACCGACATTAATATTTCCTGCATTTTTAGATAAAGTAACTGTTGCTTCTGCAGTGGAGGCACCAGCACTTACCATTGTAAGTCTCGTAGTATATCCAAACTCAACTGCTGCTTTATCTACTTCTTCAAGTCCAGTATCAATCTGTTCATCAAGAGCATAATCCATCACTTCACAACTTAAAGTATAAACATAAAGATTATTCAATTGATAAAATGGTTTCTTACCTTCCACATATTTGATTTCAAACATTGTATTATCAAGAGGAAAATAAATTAAATCACCTTCTTCAGGTCTTGTTGCTAATTCTACTTGACTATCAGAATTTAAAAATGGGCCAATAAAATCCTCGTATCTCTCTTTTGAAACTAC